GGTGTGCTCATTGTGGATATAAAAATGAACCCGTAGCATTGGATTTTCATCACACTGATAGAGCCAATAAGTTTTTAGCTGTATCAAGTTATTGGAGAACAAGCATGATACAGTTTAAAAAGATAAAAGAAGAATGGGCAAAGTGCGTTGTTTTATGCGCTAACTGTCATAGGATAGAGGAGAAAAGGATTAGAAATGTCAAAAGTTAATATTATATTAGGCTCACCCGGCACAGGCAAGACGCATACTCTACTGGGTATAGTGGACCAAAAGCTGGCCGAGGGAGCGCACCCCTACAACATAGCGTTCCTCGCTTTCACCAGGAAGGCAGCGCATGGAGCGCGAGACCGGGCGCTCATTAAATTCAACTTGGAAGAAAAAGATCTGATGTATTTTCAAACATTGCACAGCTTTGCATATCACAGGCTTGGAATGGTCAAGTCAGATGTCATGAACAAAAATAATTATGAAGAATTTGGCAATGAGTTTGGAATGGATGTAGGAAATGTCTATGTGAATGATGAGATAGGACTAACTAGAATTGATAATATGCAATTAAACGAGGCCAATCAATGCCGGCTTAGGGGGAGAGACCTTCATGATCATTATCAACGAACTCCTCGCTTGAATGGGGAAGTATCATGGTTTTCATTTAAAAGGGCGAAGGAATCATTCGAAGAGTTTAAAAATAAAAGACAGCTTTTTGATTTCACTGACTTTATTGATAACTTTGTTCAACACGGAGAAGTACCTCCCTTGGACTTTGTTTTTATAGATGAGGCTCAAGACTTATGCAATCTTCAATGGGCTATGCTCAGGAAAATATGCAAATATGCAAAAAAAGTTTATATCAGCGGAGATGATGACCAAGCCATCTATCGTTGGCTTGGAGCTGATGTCGAATATTTTATTAGAATGGAAGGAGAAGTACAAGTTCTTCGTCAATCTCATAGATGTGCACAAGCCATTCAGAACTTGTCACGCACTATTATTCAAAGAGTTAGACACAGAAGACCCAAGGAATGGATTGGAACCAACCAAAAAGGACTGGTTGAATACCATGCCCATTCAAGAAGTGTTAATGTTCACGAAGGAGAGTGGTTTATTCTGGCATCCACAAATTATATGCTGGATGACATTCAACGTGATGTTAGGACGCAAGGTCTTCTCTACACGAGGAAAGACCAACCATCCATATCCAAGACAGTACAAGATGCCATCGATTCCTGGAAAAGGTTGGGGGAAGGGGAACCTATAACTTTGGATGCAGTAAAGACCGTTTATTCTTATCTCTCGCTAGGGACTGGCGTGCAACGCGGGTACAAAACATTAAGAACAGCTGACAAAGAGACCTATGACATTGAGGAGCTTGTTAATCACCAAGGATTATTAGTAGCTGGTCTTCCGTGGGATGTGGCACTGGATAAAGTATCGGACCGCGATGTATTATACGCAAGAGCCATAGAACAAAGAAATCGTTCCTTAACCGATAAACCGCAAATTCATTTAAGCACTATCCATGGGGCAAAGGGGGGAGAGGCGGACAATGTCATGCTTTTTACCGATATCTCACGATCAACTCGGGAAGAAATGGAAATTAATCCAGACGATACGCATCGTCTCTTTTATGTTGGAGTGACACGCGCAAGAAAAGAATTACACATCATTAAACCTCAGCAATACAACGGCTATGATATATGAGTGCGCATAAAAAACAAATAGGAGGAGATCATTATAAGAGGATGGTGATCCAACCAAGCCATTATATTGTCAAGAATAAACTGGGTTGGTATGAAGGAAACATTGTTAAGTATATTACGAGGCACAGCATCAAGGGAGGAAGACAGGATATTGAAAAAGTTATTCATTATGCTGAACTTCTCCTGGAAGATAAATACCCTAAATCTGAAGGAGATATTAGGGGAGAAATAACCAGAAAATACGTTAAAAAACTAGCAAAGGAAAAAAAATGAAAGATTTATTTTCAAAGGAAGTTAATTCAGAATGGCTACCACCTACTACATTTCCTGATCTGAGTGGCCACGATAAGGTAGCTATTGATCTTGAGACGTGCGACACGGAACTAATGGGAAGGGGTCCAGGATGGCCCACTGGAAATGGACAGGTCATTGGAATTGCTGTCTCTGCCAATGGATTCACAGGATATTATCCTATTAATCATGAAAGTGGGAATATGGATGAAAAGAAAGTGGTGAAATATATTAAGTCTATATGTGAAGACGGTTCAATTGAAAAAGTGTTTCATAATTCTCAATATGATATTGGATGGCTAGGAACCTTAGGAATAGAAGTCAAGGGAAAAATTCATGATACTTTAGTGGCAATGGCATTGATAGATGAGAATAGATTTTCCTACGGTCTTGACAGTTGTGTCAAGGATAAACTTGGCGAGCGAAAAGACGAGACAAAACTGAGAGAAGCAGCAACATCTTTTGGTATAGATCCTAAAAGTGAAATGTATAAGTTACCATCGCAGTTTGTGGGCGAGTATGCAGAAACAGATGCAAGATTAACCTTAAAACTCATGGAAAAATTATCAGCAGAAATTAAAGTTGATAACCTAGACACCATATATGACATAGAATGTCGCTTGATCAACGTGATCCTCAGCATGACCAAAAAAGGGGTGAGAGTGGATATTCCAAATTCCATGAAGCTATTAGAACGTTTTAAGAACAAAGAAAAGAAGATAATAAAGAGAATAAATGAATTAACCGGCTTGAGAGTGGAGATATGGTCAGCCGCATCTGTTGCAGCAGCTTTTGACGCCTGTGAGTTGCCTTATGAAAGAACAGAAAAGACAGACGCACCTTCCTTTACAAAGATGTTCCTAACTGACCATCCCCATGAACTTCCATTATTAATTACACAGGCGAGGGAATTAAACAAGTTGCAAGGAACTTTCTTAAATAGTGTTTTAAAGTATAATAAGGATGGAAGAATACATGCGCATATTAACCAAATACGCTCCGATAGTGGGGGTACTGTTACTGGTCGCTTCAGTTACAATCACCCAAATTTACAGCAAATCCCAAGCAGAGGACAATTTGCCAGTAGCGTTAGGAAACTTTTCATTCCGGAGAGGGGTGAGTATTGGCTTAAAGCGGATTATTCGCAGCAAGAGCCCAGGCTTTTAACCCATTTTGCACGGCTTGTTAATATGTCTGGATCAAAAGAGGTCCAGGAAGCATACCAGAAGGAAGATCTGGACTTTCATCAACAGACAGCAGATATGGCCGGTATAGAGAGAAAACTAGCCAAGACAATAGGGCTTGGAGTTATTTACGGAATGGGGTATCACAAGCTCGCAAGAGAGTTGGATATGGAGCCGCAGGCAGCAAAAATCATGATGAATTCTTTCCATGATAAAGTGCCGTTTATGAAAGGGATGCTGAATGCGGTTATGAGCCGTGCCAATGACAAGGGAATCATACGCACACTTCTTGGACGCAAGTGCAGATTTGAGCTATGGGAACCATCCTCATTCGGAGTCCATAGGCCACTTCCTCTTAATCAGGCACAAACGGAGTATGGAATGGCAATTAAAAGAGCATTTACCTACAAGGCATTGAATCGTTTAATTCAGGGTTCAGCTGCGGATCAAACCAAGAAAGCCATGGTGGAGGTATACGAGCAGTTGGGAATTATTCCTCTTATACAAGTCCACGATGAACTGGACTGTTCTGTCAAGGATGAAAAACAAGGGAATCAAATAAAAGAGATCATGGAAACTTGCGTGGAGCTAAAGGTTCCATCCAAAGTTGATGTGCATCTTGGCGAAAGCTGGGGTGGGTGATGAACTGGCTGTGTGTAACATTGATGCTTTGCGCATTTTCTCCATTGGATGAAATGACTTATAATAACAAGGAGGAATTCATAGAACAAACTAGGACCTGTGTTATGTGGTATAATACTGAAATTCCGCCACAAAGAAGAATACCCTGGCAATTGGCCGTGGCCCAGGCTATACAGGAGTCTAATTACGGAAAGTCCTATTTTGCCACAGAGGCAAACAATATAATGGGGCTGAAGGAATTCGATGATGCGAGGGATGGTCTTAAGCCAAGGGACAACCCTAATGTCAAGTGGAGTATTAAGATCTTTGACACTAAATGCCAATCAATGATAT